AGGGAATAATGTGCCGTTGATCTCGATTGAAGCTTTCACACTTATCGAGTTAGTATTTGCAACTGGTTGGTCTGTTACTGCTTAATAATTCGCGTAAACCAAAACTAAATCTTGGCAATTAATTTGCTGATTTAATCGGTAACGTGTTGTACCCGTTTGGTTTGTGCTGCTTCTGCCGTTTTGTAAAGGGCTGGTGTCCCTAAAGCCGACCGGTGAGAGCTTTAGCGCATTCAATTGGCTAATTGATTGCTTAACATCTCCGTTCTCGCCAAGGTCAAAAGTCGCTACTTGCGGAGGGTTGACTTTACGGTCGATTACGACCAATTTACTGTCTGCGGTTTTATCAAGGATATACGCTCCAATGTTCTCGTTGTCAATAAGGTAGAATTTGTGTTGATCGGACATTTTAGATGCCTCCTTCAGCTTGGACGTTTAGTCTCCATTCAAGTTCGGTTATCTGTTTGTTAATGGCATCAACCAGAAAACCAGATTGCGGCGGATCAAAGGTTAAGCGAGCCTTAAGATATGTATATGACTTGACTGCCTCTAGATCTTTTCTTGTCCCGATAAAATCTGCCCACGTGTCGGCCTTATCGGCAATTGCAAATCCTTCTGCTGGGCCAATTGCAAGTTGATTAAGATTGAACAATACCGAGTTTATAAAGATGATTAAATCTTTGTCAAAACTCGTATCTTCCTCTTCGATGCCGAGAAGTTTTTTGGTTGTAGTTAATATGCTTTCCATAACTGGGTATCCCCTTTCCGGCGTTCTTTTGGAAGTGTGATAAGTAGCGAAGCATCTCCGTAATGAATGGCGTTACTTGTGTTGTGAGATGTGCATATCAGATTGTCGGGATTGAAGATGGAGTCTCTGCCAAGTTCAATGTCGTCAATTGTAATTGGATTGATGTGATGGATAATGAGTCGGCCAAAGACTTCTCGACCAGGAATTGCAAGGTCACACCCGTTGTCACGAACAATAATATTATTGCGACATTGTTTCCATTCTCTTGACCGGTAGAATTCCTGATTGAGATAACGTTCAAAACCAAAAGTTTCTCGACCAACGATGCCCCCAATCTTGAGGTACTCAAACCTATCTTCAAAAGATCGAAGGCTATGAAGTTCTCTGTAGGTTTTAATCATCTTCGTCGCCTCTTCGATTTCCAGAGTAAGTGCTAAACGCCTTCATAGCGTCCTTGTATAGTTCTTCAATGCGTTTGGCCGATTGGATTGACTCAGTCTTTGCCGTAATCAGATCTTTCTGCTTCTCAAGAATCTCTTTCTCAAGTCGATCTTTGGTGGACCCGAGTTTTAAAAAGTGTGTGACCTCTTGGGAGGAGGCCGTGCCCTTAATTAGTCGTTTTTCGACAAGACCTATGGCTAAATCAATTAACTGATTTTCTCTCGCTTCGGGGGTTGTGGCCGGAGGTCTTCTTCTTGGGGTGTTTCGTTCTGGTTCGTCTATGGATCTCAATAGTTAAGACCTCCTTTTGCAGTAGTTTGGGTATACTTTAGGGGTCGATAAGATGCGGCTTAAGCGACCTTGAAAGGAGGCCCGGCTCACCACCTCCGGGCAATAGATCTATGCCGCCCTGCCGCATCTGAGCCACCCCTAAAATATGCCCCCGGAGCTTTTTTTACCGAATTGGCGATGTGGGAGGGGGGTCTGTTTTGCGGGACCCCTCCCCTATGCCACAACCTTTCTATAGATACCTAAGATGTTTAGATTTATGATCTCATCGATCGCTTGATTGATGGCGATAGCTTCATCTGTCTCTGATAACTCATCACTTGTCTTGGCAATCCTTGCTAAGTATGCACAAGTGTAGTATCCATGGTCCTCATCAAACCTTTTCCATTCGTCGAATTGGGTAAAAGGATCAAAGGGATTATCTATTGTTGTTAACATTGTATCATTCATACTTGATCCTTTCCTCACTTCAATACATCTGATAGGAGAGATGTTGATACGCCTAAGTGCTCAGCAACTTCTGCTCTAGTGTAGCCAGAGTTAATCATTAAGCGTGCTCGTTCTATCTTAGATGGTGTCATTAACGTTTTAGAACGTGGTGTTGCAAGGGCTTTGATTCTATTAAGATCAGTGTTCTGTAAGATTTGTGTTAGTTTAGAAGGACTAATAGCACCAGCCTGTATTGCTGCCCATTCATTATCACTTATACTTACTTGTGCCTTCTTAGCGCCTGTTCTAACACGAGCCTCTGCAAGGGCTTGATTACGAATCTTTTTAAGATCATCTTGATCCATGTCTGGATTAGCCTGCTTTTTCCTTGTTACAATAGAGTTAGCAAGGATCTGTGCTTGTCTCTCTATTGGCTTGTTTCTGAGAGCAAGGTCTAGACCAGCATTAAGTGATGCTACTTCTGTTGCATAAGCAGTCTTTGAAGATGGACTATAAGGAGTCGGAATTATTGATAGGGCGTTCTTTCTAGAAGCATTGCCAAGACCTTTTAGATCATTAGCATAACCAGCATACACTTCTTCAATAGGGCGTCCTGATGACAGGGTAAAGGCATCTTCAGTATCAGCCATCTTACTTGTCGATGTTGTTTTTATGATGGTCTTTCCTTTGCCATTAACATAAGACTCTCCTGTGTTAGTGTATAATTTAACGCCAGTAGTAGGGTCAAATGGCCCTCCATCTTTTGAACTTCTTGCTTTACGATCTAGAACCCTTTTCTCAGAAGAGGCTTGTGACACTAAAGTAGACGCTCCACCACGACTACTTCTTTGATACTTTTCACTAAGGGAAGATATACCATTCTCTTCATAAGACTTTTTGTAATCTAGATGATGTTTCTCGGAATCAATGACAACCATAGAATGCTTAACTGCTCGAGCGATCTCATCCACATTTGCACCTTTAATAGTCATGTCTGTAATGAGGTTTGAGACTTCGCCCATCTTTGTCTGCTTGGTTTGAGATCTAGGCTTTTTGCCCCCAAAATCAACATCTTTAGTTTTAGCATTATAGGTTCCGCCATCAATGGTTCTCATGCCATCATATGGACCATAAGATTCTTTAGGATCAAAGTTTTCAAGACCCTTTAATGAGGCAGAGGTCTTTATTAGACCTTTGTTATTTGGAATAGCAATAACTGTATCGCCGTCAAAGTCTGCACCAGAAAGCTTTTTAGCGACATTTGGATGAATTCCTATGGCATCTGGTGCGTTTTCCATAACGGCTTTTGCCGATTTGGATTTATTATTTACTGTAAGTTGAGGTATTTCAAATGTTCCCCCATGGGGATGCCGAATAAGAACTAAAGTTTCACCATTGTTAAATGTTGGCGCATAAACTTCATTTTCTTTAAGGTCGGGAATTGGAAGAATTATTTTATTGGCTTGTCTAGGTAAGCCGGCCGCTTTTAAATGAACAGCAGAAGAATCGCAATCATCAGCAAACGCTAAAAGAAGTTGCTTTTTAACAACGGGATTTGTCAATGACATAATCTCGTCATATTCCTCTTTCTTTTGACCTAATGCTAAATTTAATTGAGCTTTAGCAAGAGGAACTGTCTGCTTAGAAAGGACTTGAGATGATATGGTCTTAGACCAACGTTCCCAATCGCCTTCTTCGTTAACAACGTTTAAGGCGCCTCTTTGTGCAGAGACAATTTGCCCAAACTCATTAACTTCACGTTTGATTGTGGAGCCAAATGGATTATCAGGATCGTTTTTCATTTTCTTCATGGCATCTAGTTTATTACCAGTATCATGCTTATTTGTGTTAAACACGATATCAGCACCATCAGGCATTTTATCACTATAGATAGCCATGCCTTTTAGAAAGTGCGTTCCATCAACACCAATTCTAACTTGAGCATATTGAGATCTGCCCAGGTCAAGATCTTTAACGCCTCTTCGAAGTTCTATAACGCCATCTTTATCACTTCCGCCTTCTTCTGTGTAGCGGACATGTACTCGTTTTGAGTCGACACTTTGAATTGGCTTTAATCCTAGATCAGAACTAAAGGTGTCGCCAAAATCATCAGAACGGGCCACAATACTTTTGATAAGACTTGGGTTTCCACGTCCCGGGACAACTTCTTTCCACTCTGTGTCAGGAGTTCCAAGGGCTTTAACAATGGTAAATTGTCCAGGCATGCCGAGTTGTTCAATATTGACTTGGTGCACTTTATAGCCTTGTTCTTTTAACACCTGAATAGCATTACTAAGAGTGGTCGGTGTAACCCCTAAATGATTTGCAACGCCAGCTCCAACATCGACAAATCGATTTTTATCGACAAATTCTTTAAGAACCTTAGATGTGGTTTCAACTTTTGTTGATCTTTCAGCAAGTATAGGGTCAAGGAGATTTCGAATCGAAGATTCATTCTTTCCCATTTGCCTGCCGATTTCCATTTGAGAATATCCCTTATCTTTAAGTTTTAACGCTTCTGTTCTCTCGGCGCTTCGAACTTGCGACTTTGCTATAGACATCCTAGCTCTTAGTTGAGTGGTTGTAATGCCCTCACGCTTAGCAATCTCGACATCGTTAAGTCCTTGGTCTTGTAGTTTTTGGACGTGACCTCTCCAACCAAGCGACCTTTGATACGAGTCGTCCCCACTTCCCCATGGGTATCTTCCAGAGCGTCTCGGCATGCCATAGTGTTTTAATTCATCGCTCATGAAAGCTATCCTCCTATTTTAAGTTGTTCAATCCTTTTGTCAAAATCAATTATCTTTCCCATTATGTAGAAAATTTCATCTGGTTCGGGCCGCTCAACTTGAACATCGTCCGACTGATACAAACGAAGTTCTGTTTCTATCTCACTTGGCTTAATGGCATATTCTAAACAGAAAAGCGCATTATAGACTTTAAGCTGTTTAATGTTTGCGGGGGAGTCGCCATTCTTAAGATCATGAATTCGTAGAACGTTTGATTTAAAGTGTATGGCATCAGTGGTGCCAAAACAATTATCAGAATAGTATAAAATTTGCTCTGTGTACATCTTGAACCCGATGGCGTCATTAACATACATATTAAATGTTTGTTTTGTCTTTGGAAGTTTGATGCCCATTCTAATTAATTTTGACGCCAACTCATGAAGTTCGGTTCCTCTTTGAGCGGCTTGAAATTTAGAATACGTGGCCATCAACTTTTCCTCATCGTAATTGATCCAATGATATTTACTTGCACTTAGAAAGGCGTGTTGCCCGTCCAGGCCGGAATGCTTGTTGAAGTTCATATAGCACCGCCTCTTTATTTTCGGGGCATATCATAGAAGCAAAAGACATATGGTCAAGAACCTCAAGATAATACTCTTGGTTCGGTTGATATGGCTCTTTAAGACTTTTCTTTCCTTCTAGGCACGCCCACATGTTATTATATAGAACTGTTAAATCCGGGAATCCCTGAATTTCATTTGCATTATTATGCAACACAAAACATCCAGGAAATAATTCGTGTAAATCTTCTATTAATTTGGTTTTAAATTTTCCCTCTAACATTTAGACGGCCTCCTTTCGCAAAAAGAAGGAGAGATATTCCTATCCTTCTATTAGAGGCCATGTTTTAGGCGCGAGCCTTTTATGATGCCATAAACCTACTTTCGTTAAAATCTCTTTTATTATTGAACGCTTTTTGTATTGACAAATCAATTGTCGAGTTTGACCTAAGATA